GGACAGGTTCACCTACAATTAAGCTTCTTTGCCGAACATCTAAAGATGTGTTCCCTTGAGCTGCTTTTTCTTCTAGCGGTGAATCAACAAGACCACTTTGAAAAGGCAGCAAACTAAGAGGATCAGAAATGTTTAATTTCATAATTGAATAGGTGCTCCAATTTGATAACTCGTGAATTTTCTTGGGGGTGCTTGACTTCCTGTCCTACTTAACGAGCTGCCTAATTCAATCGATAACGTATTAAAATCACCTGACAAACTATTAACAACGCCTAAAAAACTAATAATTAAAGTCTGTCCACTTTGAGGTAAGACATTAGATAACCGGCTATCAAATTCATAAACTTTTAATTCACATAATCGTTCTCTTGCTAACGCCAAGTTAAAAGCGTCAACACTTGTTTGAACAGCGGGGCAAGTAATAGAAACAGCATTACCACCAGCCGCGCCCGAACTAATCATGCCATCAGCATTAAAGGGAAAATAAGACCAAGACAAACCAGATAAACTTATGGTTGAGTTTGTGTAATAGCTTTGCCATAACTGGTAATTAGTTGAGCCTGAATAGATTCTTAAATAGCTTGCTTGTGCTCTAGACATTATCTAACCCCCTGGAACCTGCGGCCCCCAGTCGTTGACGCATTGCCGAAAACGACACCAGCGAAATCTTGCAAAGCACCTTCTAAGTCTCCCATCGTTACGTATTGCTGCCCGTTCATTTGCATGACTGGCCCTGTTTTTAAATTGATATTTGCACTCCCAACAGAAGAACCACCGACAGAAGAACCAACAACGCCACCCTCTGCAAATCTAGGTATAACCGCCTCCCCTTTTTTACCTGACAGCCAATTCATCATGGCCTGATTCATTTTTCTTTCTGGGATAATGTATTCTCTTCCCGCCTCCCCTACAACTGCCAACTGCCCACCTCGTCGACCAACAACCCCACCTTCTGCAAACTGTGGGACTTGTACCGTTGGCATTAACGGAAAGGCTGGTAAATTAACTTTTGCAGAAATATTATTAGCCGCTGAAATAATATTATTAATCACATCAACAACGTTATTAATACTTCCAGCAATTGAAGCTAATATCTTATTCATTATTCCTTTAATACCATTAAAGACGGCAATGAATGGAGACTTAATTAAACCCCATAAACCCTTAAAGGCATTAACCATTCTATCAATTAAACCCTGAACTAAATTAATAGCAGGATCAATAAACACGTCTTTAAATGCATCAGAGATAGTGGACCAAACCTCATTAACACCATCACCAAAATCTTTAAAGAAATCCCCAATATCCTCAAAGATATTAACAATTTGTTTTCTATATTTTATTACAACTGCAATAATTCCAGCAACAGCCAAACCAGCTAAAACGAACGGAGCGGCAGGCGCTGTAAAAACTGCTACAACTGCAGCACCTATACCTTGAATAGCTGGTACTAATGCGCCTAATTTTGTCACCCATCCACCAACTAACGCACCTATTTTTAAGGCAGCTAAAGCTTTAAAAGATCCGACCACAATAGGCAAGGCAATCCCTAAAGTAGTCGTTGCTAAAGCTAAGGCACCAAAACTAACAACTAATGTTTTAATTGGTCCTGGGATGCTATTAAAAGTTTTAACAGCGCCATCAATAATAGTAACTAATGTTTTTAATGCTGGAAGAAGTGCTTCCATTACTTGAATTGCTACAACTCTAAATTGTTCCCCTAGTTGTGCCATTTGGTCGTTGAATGCTGCCATTCTTTCAGCGCTAATCTGAGTGAAACCACTATTTAAACCTTCTATTGCATCCCTTCCCTGGTTAAGCATTGGGATCAAATCAGCTCCAACCCTCGCGCCGAATAACTTATAGGCAAGGTCAGCTTTTTCTGTCCCGTTTTCCATTTTGCTAAATGCATCAGCTATGTCTAATAAAACCTCTTCACTTTTTCTAACTTGACCCGC